GGGGAGCGGTGTCGAGATAACACATCCCACTAGCATGTGCTAGTCGAGTCAAGGATCTCACTTACGGAGGCGACCATGAGGATAAGGAGAACGGGCCATGCTTCGCAAAGCTCGTTGGTATTTGAAAGCAACAGCACTTGTATAAGTGATGGTGCTTCATTTGCCTATACTCCCTATTCCGAACGTTCGTGGGTTTCCGATTCTCTGCATAAAGGTCCACCGTATAGAAGCGGTGGTGACTTTCTGCTCCAGAAGACGACTACTCGTAGATCGTCGACTGGCCAAGTGGCAGCTCTCTTTGGCAACGGATCACTCCGTTGGCGGGGAGAGTTTATTGTTGACCACTTTGGGAGATCTGACAATTCGGACGCATCAAACTTAGCGTTGCTAAGCGATGCGTCGACGTCAGTTGCTCAAGTAAAGCTGTGGAAGAAAGCTAGGCCTGGTCAGGCCCGAGCGTCTACCGGACAGGGTTTACTTGAACTACGGAAAATCCCAACCTTACCCGGGCCGGTGAAAGCCGGCTTTCGTTTACTTGGTCTTGGTAAATTCTTTGTCGAGGCCCGTGCTAAAACGGGTTTCTTCAAGGGACTTGGCCAAGACTACTTAAACGTCGAGTTTGGTTGGAAGCCCTTCCTTAAGGACCTACAGGAAGCCGTTAAGGCTACCCGTGGACTCCATAGGGATCTCGAGCAGCTGCGCCGTGATAACGGCAAAACTGTTCGAAGGAGGGCTTCACTTCCCGGCGAATCAACATCAAGCGCTACGTTGGTCTCAAGTACTTTGTGGCCACCGTTAACGTCTGGTTGTTATGCCGTCGGGTCTTCCAAGAAGTCTGTGGTTATAACGGACAATAGACAGCATTGGTTCAGCGCAGCTTTCCGATATTATATTCCTGATATCGGATCGTCACGTTGGACCACGCGGGCTACTGCCGCTTTATATGGGTTAAATCCCACACCCAGTCTTCTTTGGGAGGTACTTCCATGGTCGTGGCTTATCGACTGGGCCGTTCCTGTTGGAGATATTCTCTCTAACATTTCCGGCAACGCAGCCGAGAACCTTGCTGCAAAGTATGCGTATGCGATGACTTCACGCGAACGCGTGGAGGAAGCGTCATGCACTACTTCTTATGTGGGCCTAGGCCCCATTAGTGCCACGTCAACGAGAACTTCTATCTCGAAGTCGAGGCACGCAGCAAATCCGTTTGGCTTTGGCTTGACGTTTGACGGCCTCTCTGGCCGCCAAATGTTGATTCTAGGCGCGTTGGGTCTTTCCCGACACGCATAGTCTCGTGCCTACAACCAAGTCTAGGAGTCATGCTTTGTTTACAGACCCCCAAACGGTGACCGTCAACGCTGTTGCGCAGACGCTTGCTGCAATCTCCCGTGAACCGATGAAAAGCCAGTACCGCGAGGATATCGCGGAATACGAGCTTGTCATCTCTCATCAGGAGAATGCCAAGCGGAACCGTCGAGTTGTTCGTCTTAATAGGACGACAACTTCGCCGGATCCGTTCATCCCAGCCCAGAATGTCGAGAACACCGTATCCTATTATCTTGTTATTGATGCGCCCATCGCTGGGTTCACCAATACAGAGATGAAGGACGATGTCCTCGGTCTGACTGGATGGTTGACGTCAGCCAACGTCCTGAAGGTCCTTGGTGGTGAGTCTTAACCAGTCGGCTCTTGATTGTTTACCTGATTGTTCGCCTGAAGAGATTCAGGGGACTATCAGCGTAATCGATCAGATTACCGATTTGATACTTGGGTTATTGTACACCTTTGTATCTGCTGTTACTTCGATCTGGGATTTATTCCAGACTTTGTAGCAGGGTTATCTCGCTACTAATAACCGTTGGTGGGGGAGCTTTGCTCCCCCACTTCCCTTTCGGGTGGGGTCATGTAGACGAAGCTATGGACTCATCACCTACAAACCGTGAGGAATGTTGGGATGACGAAAAGCCTTACGTGGCTCCATGACTGCATACTGCTGGATAGCAGCATGCGATGTGGTACCGACACCCATCGTGACATATTAACTATGTCACGTCGTGTCAAGCACGAAGGGTTATCGTTTTTGACGATAACTCTTTCGAACTTCGGTCGAGATTTCGATTTGTGTCTCGAACGAGAATTCGTAGGGACTGAATGCTTCTTAGGTTTTAAGAGGCATCGAGCGCTCCCCCAATTTCTTGGAGGTTTGCTCTCCCTTGTGTTTGACACTGGGAGCGGTAAGTTACTGGCGGATCCATCGGAGGAAGCCATCTTGTGCATTCGGCAGTTTTGCCTTATGTATAAGAAGGTAAACCTTCGGTGTTCGTTGAAACGAACAAAGGAGGCACTCGATGGATACGTACAGTGTGATCACGAACTCGACCAGACTTACCAATCTGCATTTTCATCGCATCCTGTTGAAATACGGGATGTTATTGTCAATGGAGATTGCCCCCGTCCCAGCGGATCCGGAAACGGTCCGACAGGCGAGGGAGCGGCACGAACGTCTGACGTTTTGTTCAGACGTCGCGCTACTGACTGGAGCACTTCGGACTCCTGTAATCGATCCCTTAGTAAAGGGGTTCTACACAGAGAGTTTGACGTTGTCTCCAGAGTGCTTTGGACCGAAGTCTTGTCACCTCTTAGTTCGTCTATTGAGGGACTTGATCTCAGACCTAAGCACGGTCCTGGTGCTACCGCAGAACGAATATCTGGCAATGCCAAATATGAGTTACTGAAGTGGCATACACGTCTCGAACCGTACTTTCCGTTCACAGCATTTGGGATACCTTCCCTAAATGCTGTTCAGGATGGTGTAGTCGAACGTGTAGAGTTCGTAGAACCCGGTGCGGAGCAACCCGTCAGGGTTATATCCGTTCCTAAGACTTTACGTGCTCCTCGTATCATCGCCATTGAGCCTGTGTGCATGCAATACACACAGCAAGCCCTTGCTGACTCAATTGTGAAAACAATTGAACAGCATCCGCTTACGGCTGGTCAGGTTAACTTTACTGATCAGTCGATCAATCGCGAGCTAGCTAGAGTTGGTTCTTTGCACCGTTCTTACGGTACAATCGACCTATCCGAGGCTAGCGACCGAGTACACGTACACTTAGTACACCGTTTACTACGTGCGATTCCTACCCTGGAAAGGGCGGTAATGGCATGTCGGTCTACTAAGGCAGACTTGGGAGATGGGCGAATTGTCCATCTGAACAAGTTTGCGTCTATGGGTTCAGCGCTTTGTTTTCCTATCGAGAGTATGGTTTTCTTTACCATATGTATCGTAGGAAGACTTCAAGCGCTTAACTTACCGTCTACGGTCAGCAACATTAAAAACGTTGCTCGCCGTGTATACGTCTACGGGGACGACTTAATTGTCCCCGCCGACGAGGTACCCGTTGTCACGAAAACCCTCGAAGCTTTCGCTTTGAAGGTTAATGCTAACAAGACTTTCTATTCTGGAAAGTTTAGAGAGTCTTGCGGTATGGATGCGTATAACGGTGTAATGGTAACTCCCATTTACGTCCGTTGTATGCCTCCTCGTGGCAAACAGGATCATGCCGAGATCGTTTCCTACGTTTCACTCGCTAACCAGCTTTACAAGGCTGGTTGGTGGGTGTTAGCAAAACGCGTACGATCGGTTGTGGACAAGATACTTGGTCCACTTCCAGTTGTACGGGAGACGGCTCCATGTCTTGGGTGGCATACGTTAAGACAAACGTACTCCATTCAAGCTTTGGATAAGCATACTCACGCCTGGAAAGTTAAGGCGTGGGTTGCTGTTCCGAAGAAGTCGCGTGACCAAATAGATGGTTACGCGGCTCTCATGAAGTGCTTCCTTCTGGCTGGTGAAAACCATACAGAGGTGAAGGAGTTAGCGCACCTTGACGTAATGTCAAAGGACGCTAATCACTTGCACGAGACTGTACGGCGCGGCGCCGTCAACATCAAACGCCGCTGGGTCCAGCCCTACTAAGGGCTGGTCGGGAGGACTACCAAAACCTCCCTGGGAG